TAAACAACCGCTTCATAGGTAGATACGATGGAAATTAACGCGATACATTACAAAAGCAATATTACATTTAACCCAGCAATCACTCACAGACCTAAAGGTCGTATGTGTTTTGAATGTCGATTCGCTAAAGAGTTTGCACACTGCGATGATTTATCATTTACAAAAATGAAACCAATAGGGAAAGATAAGGATGGCGTAATCGTGGTTAAGTGTGATTCATACGAGAAAGGTAAGAGTAATGAAAAATAAGCAAGTAAAGCAGATGATGTGTGATGTGTTTGATGGATATTGGTCTAAACCTAAGTTTAATGGTGAATATTCATGGTTGTGCCTGATGGTTGATGGCGGACATCTTGGTAATTGCAGTACTGTTGTTGGTCTATACAAAACAGTATCAATTAAAGGTGATGATTAATTAATGAAAAAATACTGTCCATTTTGTAAAAGAGATATTGAGCCAATAAACATTGAAGAGGTTGAATCTGGTGAGCATGACGGTTTTATATATGTTCATGACGATATAGAGCACGACGACGATTTTGATTTCAAGCCAATGCATTAAACCTATCCCCCATAACGGATATAAGAAAGATATCCGTTATGGGGGATTTTTTTAACTGGATATTTTAACTGGTCGGAGTTGTATAAGTTACATAAGTTATGTATATTGTATCTATCAGCTCAAGAGGTGGACATGAAAAGATTTAGCCAGTCGGTAGTTGCTAAAAACTGTCGTGAAGTATGCCAAGAGTCAAGAAAAGAGCCAGTAATTATTTTTCATCGTGACTTAGATGATGATTTGGTGTTGCTAAGTAAAAAACAATATGACGAGATGAAGGATAATAAAAAATGAGTGATATCTACGTAAGAGACACAGAGAGCGCACTAGAAACGTTTGCTGATTGGTTTGATGATGGTTTTAAGGGATCTATTCATCCATCATTCCAAGATGCTCACAACACTCTGCTATCAGAGATTGAATCTTTAATTTACGAGTACAAAGAAAAAATAACAAAGATTGAAGAGCTACAAGAAGAATTAGAAGAGTTAAAGGAAGGTAAGTGATGAGTAATAAATGCGTAATGGTAGGTCAAATGCTAACGCCATGCGACGCGCTGAATAAGATTATCGATCACAACCCTATCGGTAAGGCTAAGGGTTTGGTTTTCTGGGAGTTTACAAGCACCAAGACAGGGAAGAAAACAAAGTCATACGCTGGCGCTAGAACAAAACAATTTCCTGACGGCATTGTTTTTAATCACTGCCCTATGTGTGGCGAGAAGATTTACAAAGATATCGAAGAACTAGAAGTAGAATTTAACACTAAGCAGGAAGGGTGATAATGAAATACATAGCGATTATTCTAGCGGCAATATCATTGCTAATGATTCTAGGTGGTAACGGAATGTTTAGCGGTAACATCATGAATGACTTACGTGCTTACTTTGTTTGTGGGTTTAGCTCAATAACATTGGTGTTAAGTTTAATTTTGTTTGAGGTGAGCAAAGGTAAATAAACTCATGGACGATTACATAGCAAGGAAGCGTGTAACACTAAAGCTAAGCGCGGTTATATTCTTCCATTGTTTAGATAAGCGTATAAATTTCGAGTTAGGTTATTACAAGTTAAAAGTGAGGTTGTTGTGAGTAAGAGCGAAAAGATAAATGAGCTAATTATAGATTGGCATAACTTAGGCGAAAACATGAAAAAGCTTAAGGGTTGGTATATTGACTACGAACAAAATACTGGCGCACTTCTTAATTTAGCTTTGGAGCTTGAAATATCGGTTTTAATATCCAGCGGGTTTGGTGCGGTAACTACAGATGCATATGAGTACTTTGAGCCGCATGGTAAAAATGAGAATGATGGTTATTTCTGCATAGGTTTTGATGACCTCGATTACAAAGATGCATTGCTTGAATGCGTTATAAATAAACTTGAATATGAATTAAAATAAGCGAGGTTGTTGTGAATACTAAAGAGAAGATAAAAGAACTAAAAGACTTGCAGAAACGACTACCAATAGCTGGTATGTATGATGATAGATACGATGAGCTAAGAATTAAGATTGACGAAGCTGTTGATGAGCTAGAAAGGTTTCAAAAGATAGAGCCGATTATAGAAGAAATGGTTAAGCAATGTGAAAAGCTAAAGTAATTTCAAAGCCTCCTTAATTGGGGGCTTTCCTGTATCTGAAGTAATGATATACTACTCTAACCCCCACAAAGAGAGTTATAGAAATGACTAAGACTGATTTTGAAATTAAAAATGAGTTACTTGCTTTAGTTAATTACAGTACAGGCGCTTATAATATCGCAGTTGAGTTCGTCCAGGCGGATGAGAATAAGTTAATTGTGTTTACTCGTGCATTTGTTGATACACAAGCAGGGTCAAGTGTTGATTCTCGTTCTGCATCGGCGGTTATCCTTGCTAAAGAGCGATGGGATGTTATGTACCCGCCAGTAAAGGCTAAGTAAACAAATTAAGCCCTATCATTAGATGGGGCTTTTCTGTATCTGGTATACTGATATAATTATAGTCCCACGGTTAAAGAGATTAATGTCATGTCAAATTCTAATTTATGGAGCAAGAGGTCAGTAGGAAAGCCACCTAAGTTCACTAGTCCAGAGGAGATGTGGTCTAGAGCTGTCGAGTATTTTGAATGGTGTGAAAAGAACAACTTAGAAGAAGCTAAGGTGTTTTGCTTTCAAGGCCAGATAGTAAAAGATGGCGCATCAAAAATGCGCGCAATGACTCAGGCTGGGTTGTGTGCATTCCTAAATATCGGCACTTCTACGTGGCATGATTACTGTAAAAAGACTGAATATTCGGAAGTCACTAACGCTATAACCGATATAATGTATGAGCAGAAGTTCACAGGAGCCGCAGCAGGGCTTTTATCTTCCAATATCATAGCTAGAGACCTTGGTCTTACTGATAAACAGGAAGTGGCATTTGCAGGTGGTGATATAACTCCTTGGTCAAGCATTGAAGGTTCGGATGAGTAGTCTTGTTTGGAATCCTCAGCCAGCATTTAGGGATTTCTTTTACACCAACCCAAAAGACATAATTAAGCATAGAACTGTATTCAGAAAAGAGTATGAGTACTATGTGCCTTATGGAGGTCGTGGTAGCGGTAAAACATACACCTTTGCAGATGCTGTCATTGTAGAGGCTTCACTGAGAAAGATTCGTGTATTGGTTACTCGTGAGATACAAGATTCAATCGATGAGTCAATCAAGCAAGAATTAGAAAAGGCTATCGTTAATCGTGGCCTTGAGCACTTCTTCAAGATAACCAATACATACATTGAAGGGCTTAACGGGTCTTTCTTTTTATTTAAAGGTCTTAAGAATAATATCCGCTCTGTAAAATCAATCTCTAACGTTGATGTTGTTTTATGTGAAGAGGCCGAGGCAGTAACCAAGCATAGTTGGGATGTGTTTTTGCCATCTATTCGCCCTGATAGTGGTAGACCTATAGTCATTGTCATATTTAACCCAGGTAATGAGCTTGATGATACATATCAGAGATTCATAGTTAATGAGCCTCAGCAGACTATAAAGAAAAAGATTAACTGGTCAGATAATATTTACTTTCCAGCATTCCTTGAGAAACAAAGACAGCACGCACTAAAGTTTTCACCATTAAAGGAATATAACCACATATGGGAAGGTGAGCCGATTGGCTCGGAGGGTGACATCATTATCGACCTTGATTGGATCAAAGCTGCTAGGTTTGCAAGCCGTAATCCTGATTGGGTTAAAGCTGGTAAGAAACGCGTAGGATATGACCCAGCAGGACAAGGAAGAGATAGTAATGCGTGTACTTATATTGATGGTAACTGCTTGGTAGAAGTAGACGAATGGGTTAAATCACCTGACTTGAGAGAGGCAACCCGTAGAGCGTTATCAATGGCTGATAGAAACAAGGCTGATGCATTCTATTATGATGAGTGTGGTGGCTTTGGTGATGGTGTGGCTATATTCGTTAAAGATGACATCGAGGCTGCTGATTGGGCTAGCCATCTTAAGATAGTTGAGGTTAATCCGTTTAATGCAGGTAGCCCAGTAATTAATCCTGATTTTCTAATTGATGGCACTGATAAGACCTTTGGTGAAATGTATACAAACGCCAAAGCTCAAGCTCATGCAATAACAGCGCAGAAGTTTTACAACACATACAGGTTCATAGTCCTAGGTGAAAGAGATATCAACCCAGAAGACATGATCTCAATTGATGTTGAAGATGAGGCGTTATTCTTAAAGATTGCTCGTGAAATGTCGACTGCACTGTGGGTTAAATCTGAAACCAACAGTAAAAAGAAAGTTGAATCTAAGAAAGATATGGAGAAGCGTACTGGTCAGGCATCGCCAAACATTAACGATTCGGTCATAATGTGTTATATGCCAGACGTAGGATTATCAAGTATGATCTTCGCACCTTCACGATTCAGGAGTATGTAAATGAGCTTTTTTAACGGTGTCCGTGAATATCTAACGGGCAATATAATGCAAGGCGGTGACACTAAGCACGAATGCCTATATAACGAGTTTGGATATCCTGAACAAGTTATGTATGAGCAATGCCGTCGAGCATATGATCGCATTGGTATCGCTAAGGGCTCAATTCACTGCCTGAAAGATAAAGCATTCCAAACCATGCCTAATATTTATGAGGGAGAAGAAGAACGCGATGAGTCCACACCCGACACAGCTATTGACAAACAATTCAAGCGATTTGCTAAGCGTACCCAGCTATGGCGAGTATATTCTGATGTCACTGTTCGTCGTAGTGTTGGTATATATGCTGGACTGATTATCCAGATTGCAGATGGTAAAGACTGGAACGAGCCAGCAGAGAATGTAACACCTGATAAAGTAGTTAAATTTATACCAGTATGGCAGGACCAGCTATTAGTATCTGAGTGGGATATGGAAGAGCTTTCCCCTACATGGGGTGAGCCGTTATCGTATAGCTACCTAGCGTTTGACCCGCAATCAGTTAAGACCTCTATCGCCGCACCTACTCGTGCAAAGACTATCCACTGTAGTCGTGTTATTTACTTCGGTGATATTCGTGGTGATGGCTCTAGTCCTACTACTGAGACTATGGTTTTACGTAATGGGTACAACTCACTAAAGACTATTGAGAAAGTTGTGGGTGCTGGTGGTGAGGGTGCTTACAAGAATGCTGCACGCCACATCGCAATAAACTTTGATGGGCAAATACAACCGGGTCAGCTAGCACAAATGCTAGGTGTTAAGACTGAAAAGCTTGGTGATGCATTTCAAAAGTTAGGTAAAGATTTAAACCAAAACTTTGATGCATTGCTTGCTCTAGGTGGTGCAAGCACCGAGGTTCTATCAACACAGCTACCAGACTTAGGGCAACCATTCGACAATGCAATCCAAGACTTTGCAGCAAGCCGACAGATACCAAGTACAATTATTGTAGGTATGCAGACTGGCGAGCGTGCATCGAGTGAAGATAACATTTCATTCGCATTACGAGCTCAGGCATATCGTGAGAACGTGCTTGATTATGAAATAGAGAAGATGCTGCAAGCATTCGCTAATATTGGCTTATGGGATGGCGTAGAGTGGGCTATCAAGTGGGATGAGTTGATTAACTCCACAGAGATAGAGAAGGCTGAGCTGGCTAAGATAATGTCAGAGATAGCATTAAATATGATTGGTGCTGGTTATCAAGACCCTACTTACTCACTTGAAGAGGTTAGGACTGCATCAGGATTGTCTGCTCAACTACCTAAATCAAAAGAAGATAAGGGCTTGGATGATAGGTCGAAAGAGTTTGATGATATCGACCTTAGAGGATAGAAAAAGGGGCTTAGTTGCCCCTTAGTTTTATTTACCAGTCTTTGATATGTTTTCTAATCTCGTTATCGATAGCCTCTTTCTTTTCCTTTAATCTACCCCTGCACAATGAAACTATTGAATCATTTAACTCATCACTCAAAAGGCCATCGTAATAAGACGCAAAGTTACCAGAAGTAAAAGCCTTTGGTGTTTCAATCCTTTCATTACCAAGAAATGCTATACCATGACCTATTTTATGACTTTCTTTTATTAGGTTGTTAATGTGTTCTAATTCTTCAATTTTCATCACTTCACCTCTGGTCGCTTAAATGTTATTGGAATGTATGTCCTTATCAACCTTTGCATAGCTAACAGTAACAACAGCATCGCCGTTAGTCTCGGCGTTAATTTCCACCTTCTTAATGCTAACGTTTTCATCAAGATTACTTAGAATACCCGCTTCACACAAAGACTTAATCATTTCCGAGCCCGATATAACTTTCTTCACAATGTATTCCTTTTTAATCTATGGCCGCTTAACTGTTACAGGCAGGTCGATGCCTTCTAGGTCTAGTTTTAAACCCTGTAGTACATGACCATGATGATGCGTCGCAGTTTTGCAGTATGGTGAGTTATCTTTGGTGAATGTTATCTCTATAATTTCATCATTAATAAACTCCCACGGCACAATCAATTCCTTTTTAGGCTTTGCGCGGTATTCACTATCAATACATAAATTCGTTGAAAAGGACGGACACCAATTACCGTTAATTAGCTTTTGGCGCTCTTCACCTCGACACATACGCAACACTTGCTCGCATAGCATCTTCTCTCGGTCTGTTTTGCATTCAATCATGTTGTTCATTTTAATTTCTTCGCACTCTATGTTTGTTATGTGGTAAGCCTTAGAGTTAATACCCATCGTCATGCATTGGTCATTGAAATCATCAATACCTTTGTTAATGGTGTCTACTATTGTTTTTTCATCCATCACTATCACCATTTATTCACATAGTCATTAGCTGGCCAGATTCTGTATTTTCGAATAAAACCATTAAGAGTTTTTGATAGATTCATAAAGTCACCAAACTTAAATCTTGAAGCTTTAACTCTATATGAAAGCTTTATTATAAGGTCTGTTTTTAACCCTTCCTGTTTTACCTTTTCGTTAACCTTGTTAATTACAATCATGAACTCATCATTAACGACCTTTAAATCATCAACACATCTAACATCAGTTATAAACATAGGGTCAGTGCCGTATTCTTCAAAGCTGCATGTCAATTCATTTAGAGTATTCCACCCAAACTCCTCAATATTTAGAATCCATGAATGCTTAAACCCACACTTAACAAAGAACTTTGAATTATCTTCGTTAATCTCTATTCGCATCATCATCACCATTTAACTTATTTTTTAATCATGTAACCGTGTGATTCAACAAGATCACCAACGGTATATGTTTCAGATACACTTAAATCACTTAGTTTTATCTCCTTTGATACTGAATCTTCAATCTCAATCCTTAATGTGTACTTAGCACCTTTCTTATAGTCCTTGCATAGAAACTTAATCAGGGGTTGTAGTTGCTTTGGTACTAGTGGGCGGTAGAATTTACAGAACATTGTTTTATCCTTATGTGCATTGTATGTGTAAAATGTACATTATGTTATAGATAATAGCAAGGGTATTTTTAAATTAATTCGATTGATATACTAACTAAAACAGGAGAATACCCATGCGCGAGCCAGTTATACCTAAGTTTAAAGAAGACCCGACAGGATTAAAGACCAAAGTAAAAAAGGCTGAGGCTGATTTTAAGCGCAGAATTAAAGGCGCATTCGCTAAGATAATCAAAGATGTGTATCTAACGCTTGAGCCTGAGAAGGTGAAGATTAACGAGTCAGCACGTCATTTTATTGGTAATGCTGAATACTACTATTACAACCTGAGCCCAACAGAGTTAGGCAGGTTGAATCAGATTATCGGTGATATTCTTAATCGCTTCCTAATGGTTGACGAAAGCGGCGAATACATAAATGAATACAATCCTGATAACTTGTGGTTCTTCGCTCAGTACGTAAAGCCATCATACGAGAAAGGTACACGCGAAACGATGAACGATTTGATTGCACAATCGCTTATCTACGCACAAACACATGAATCATTAGCTGATATATTATTTAGTGAGGAATACACACGCCGTATAGGTTATCTGGCTGCTCGTGAGTTCGAGGAAATGAAAGGATTCACTGAGGCAACAGTAAAAGCATGTCGCACAATACTAAGTGATACGATTGCTGCTGGTGCTAGTCCTCGTGATGCTGCAAAGAAATTACGCGAACGTGTAACGCTAAAGACTGAAAAAGGTACAGACCGTTTTGATTTGGCTAGGGCTAATCGTATCGCGCAAACAGAAATACCCGGCGCATTACGTAAGGCTAAGCAGGATGAGCAAGATGCCGCTGATATTAAGTACGATATTAAATCAATGACTATGCCTATCAGTGCATTCAAGAGAACGTCACGCCGTACACATATGGCTAGAAGTGGTAAACTTGTAACAAGTGAGGAGCAACGACAGTTCTATAGCCGATCTGGTAATAGTATTAACTGTTATTGCACTGCTATCACTGTAGTTGTGGATAAAAACGGGCATCCGGTCGCACCTGGTGTAGTTAAGAAAGCTATTGATATGAGAGAAAGGCTAATGCCTAAAGCTGAGGAAGCATGAAATTTAAAATAGGTAAAACATATACTTTAGGGTATGGAATTGGGCGTGTTAGAATAGAGTCACCCACTGCCAAAGGTAAAACCTTCAAGGCTGTTAGGCTAAGTGATGGTAAATCTTTGCATTTTGGAGATTCATCTATGCCGACAAGGCAGGATAACCCAGAGGCAAAGAAGAACTATTGCAGCCGGGCTGATGGTCTAGCGCCAAGAGGCTTTAACCCAAACACGTTCGCGCTTATTGATTGGAGTTGCATCCCTGCGAGCGGGTCAAGTAATCAGGAAAATAATCAAATGTCTGATATTCGTATTAACTTGTTAAACACAATCAATGCTGAGCGTATCCGTATTGATAAGACCAAAGAAGATGGCAAAGATATTATCTATATCCGTAACCATAACTTTTTGAAAGATGAGATCGTATTAAATGGCGGTCTTTACTCTGCCGAGGATAACGAAAAAGGTTACCAGTCTATGGAGGGTCGTTTGTTTACTAATGGACACCCTAAAGTAGAAGGTAAATTTGTCGCCATCTCTAATCAAGATAATGTTCTTGCTAACAAGGCGCTAGAGAACCACTATATCGGTGCATCTAACGTTAACATTCGTAAAGAGGGTGGAAACTACCTGAAAGACATTCGAGTTAATGTTGACGTTGCTAAAGGCACGCAAGCCGGCAAGAAACTAATCGAGTGGTGTAATGCAGTTAACTCTGGTGACAAGCCTGAAGGCATTCATACATCAACAGGTCTATTGTGTAACCGTCAAGAGTTACAAGGTAACAGTCGCGGAAAGAACTACACATGGAAGGCTGTTAACCAACGTTATGACCATGATGCATTATTACTAAATGAAACAGGTGCGGGCGGTGATGAGATTGCACTATCAGTTAACGCAGATGAGATTGAATGTTTCACGGTTAATATGGACGATGCAGAGACAGCGAATGATAGCATTTTATTCCTACCTGCTGATGAATCGGACGAAGTTAAAGTCAATTGGATGCAAAAGATTGCCAAAACTTTAGGATTCAGTGTAAAATCAACAAAGTTAACTACCAACGAGGACGAGTCAATGAATGTTGCTCAAAAGCTACGCGAACTGTTAGGTGCCGATGTCTTTACGGGCAACGAAACAGACGAGGAATTGAAAGCCAAGCTATCTAAGATGGATGGCAAAAAGAAGAAAGCCAAAGCCGTTGATAATGAAGATGACGACGAAGAAGAAGACGACGAAGAAGAAGATGGCAAAAAACAAAAAGGTAAAGCTATGAATAGTGCTGATATTCAAGCGCTGATTGACCAGGGTGTTAAAGATGCATTAGCTGCTAACCAAGCTAGCGCAGAAAAGACCGAGCGAGAAACGATTGTTAACTCTCTAGTTGCAAACGCTGCGATCACTGAAGATGAAAAGGCAGATTACATGCAAACGCCTTTGTCAGTACTTCGCAAGATGGCTACTAACTCGCAAGCTGCACCTATTGCTGATTACTACGGCGCTAACTCAGCTAAAACTAGCTCACTTAAATCAATGAAAATGGAAGAGGTTTAAATCATGGCTTATAACGTAATTTGGGTTGGTCCTGCTGATGGTGCTAACCATAAACCGCTTACAGTTGAAGGTACTGCTGGTGCTTCAATTCTTCCTGGTACTTTAGTTGCTCAAACTGGCGATGCAATTGCTAAGTCAGATAATGATGGCACAACTGCTAGCCGTCTATTATTGGCTCGTGAAGTTGGTGAGCAGTTCGGTAAAAAAATTACTGATGCGGTTGCTAGTGGCGATCACATTATCTGTGTTGCTCCTCGCTCTGGTGAGTTCTTCAATGTTTGTATTGCTGCTGCACAAAACGTTGTTGTTGGTGATGCTTTAACATCTAACGGCGATGGCACATTTAAAAAAGCTGGTGCTTCTGATGCTATCTACTGCTATGCGCAAGTTGCATCAAACGCGGCTGCTGCAAACTCCCTACTATTGGCTACGGTTTAAGAGGTAACAACAATGTCTATTTATTTCCAGATCAATAAAGATATGGACCCTAGCCAGAAGCGTATTCTTGAGGGTCAGTGGACTGAAATTTGTAATCAACGTGCAGAAATGGAAGATTCCAAAAATGCACCGATGAAGAATTTACTTCTTAATACCATTGGTTATTCTGAAGGTGAAGGCCACGCTGCACAGCAAGTTATCGGTAATCAGCTGGTTACGGTTAATACAGGTTTAACACCTGCTGATGCGTTCCGTGAATTTGACCGTGTATCTAAAGTAATTATGAACCCTGCTGGTGAGTTTGCTACATGGGGTCGCGTACAGGGCGCATCTCGTTCGGTTAATATCGGTAAGCAAGTATTTGATTACCGTAAAGTATCGGCAGATGGTGAAGGCGCACAAATCACAATGTCTGGTCAAACTGGTGCTAAATCAAACCATACTTCTGTTGAGTACGCTGGCACAATCATTCCTATCATCGATAAAGCATTCGGCCGTAACTGGCGTGAAATCATAGCTATGCGCGCTGATGGTTATGACGCATTAGTTGATGATGCTCGTGAAGCTGACTTAACAATCCGCCGTAAAGCTAATGATCTATTATGGGAAGGTTCAAGCCTTGTAATTAATGATCGCAAGTGGGGTGGTTTACGTGCTGACTCTAACGTTATCCAGCACACACTAACAGTTGACCTAGTTGGCGCTGCGACTGCTGATGAAGTTTACGCTGCATTCCGTGCGATGCGCGATATCCTACTTATCAACAACAACGTATCCGCTGGACTTAAGGTTGCGGTTTCTCGTGAGCTATACAGTAAGCTTGAAACACCTTTCTCTACTTACGATAAAGGCTTCGGTAATATCTTACAAATGGTTCAATCACTATCAGGTATTGAAGAAATCTATTTCGATCCTAAGTGTGTTGGCAACCAGTTGCTATTTGCTCACATTGGTTTTGAAGGTCTATCAGCTGTTACTGGTATGGCAATGGCTACAGTTGCGGTTCCTCGTAACCTTTATAATGATGACTTCTTGTTCATTAAAGCAATGGCTCAGGGTTATATCTCTAAAGTGGATTCAGATAACCATAAGTCAGTTCTTTACGCTAACAAGTCTTAATGGTGTCGGTAATCGTCAAGCACCCGTCAATTTACGTTGACGGGCGTATCTTGGAATTAGGTAGCAAGGTTGATGTAGAAGAAGCATTGGCAAATGATTGGATTAATCGCGGGCTTGCTGAACTAGCGCCAACCTTGGAAGTGGCTACACCTAAACCAAAGCGACGAAAACAAGAAGCCAAATAAACGAAAAGCACTCTATCACAGGGTGCTTTTTTACTTTATAATCAATACGACCGTGGGGGATTGGATGAACGGATTCCTCTAACTGGACTAATTACCCAGTTATCACAAATCGGATGTGACCCGCGGCCTATCACCCCTGCGTAAAATTGGCTAGCTCGGAGATGTAAACGAGCTAGTCCCTTTAACCCAATAAAGGTTGCATATCATGTCAAGACGCTACTATATAAAAGGCGAAGTTGCTGACGGTGACTTTACCTCTGACCTAATGAGTGCCGGCTTCTCTAAAGCTGAGCTTGCATCAATTATTTTCTTCTCTGATGAATACAAAACTATTGCCACACCTACCGCTGGTACTGTTGTATTTACACTTACCCCTGATGATTCTCACTATAAGACTGTGGAGAATGGCACGTTTGACGCTAAAGATTCCTATGATGGTAATCGTAAAGCACCAAATGCGGCTAATCTAGCTATTCGCGCGAACGTTAATCTAAGTGGTGTAACAGGCGCTACGCATTTCCTTGCTGTAATTTGGAGGGCGTAATATGGCTGGTTATTTACCTATTGGTGGTAATGGTGGTGGCACAGGTATCAATTTACCTGACGATCACATCTTTGCCACAACAGAAGCGCGTGATGCTGCCATTCCTACACCGTTTCAAGGTGAGCAATGCGCTGTACAGGCTGGTGAGCCTCAATATCATTTACTGCAAGAATACCGAGTTGATGCATGGGTTGATATTACTTATGTAATTCGCGGCCCTAAAGGTGATAGCGGTGGTGGTTCTGGTTCGGATCCATCTAAAGGGTTTACACTAGATAAAAACACAGCCATCAAAACACAAATGCCTGATGGTACAGCTGTTGATTTTGTTAGTGCGCCTGGAGGTGTTCAAAACCTATTGCTTGGTAATAGACAGCAAGGGTTAAACATATCCACATACGGCAATGGTGTTTATGTCCAATACGATCACGGAACTGGTCGAGTGTTACTTGATGATACTGGTGTTCCTGGTATAAAAATGACCCCATTGACTGAGGGTGCTTATGCTTCATTTAATTATGAGGGATGGGCGACTGTAATAGATGATCATTCAGCGGGTGATATATGCTACTTTGTGCAGTCATTTAAAGGCGCTTTATTCTCTGGCCTTCCTGAGTCAATAACTTTAGACCCTGATACTGACTACGTGATAGCAAGTGAAGTAACTCAGCGTAAAGGCTCAACGGGGTTTGCACACAGGCTATCTATCATTAGTGCCAATCAAGAAGATGATAACAATAACCGTACAATACAACGTGCCGGTATTAGTTTTGATGATGCAAAGAATCGCTGGTCAGAGGTAATGCTAAAGCGTGACGCGGTCGTATTTGATGATATGACAGTTGCATTGCCCGAAGTTTTCAGCACCATTACACCCGGTGATAATATGACCGGTGAAGTTATTGATGGTGTGTTAACCTTGTCGGCAACCCCTCCAAATGATCGCGTATTCGATACCATCACAACTAGAATCTTAGATGTTCACGAAAGCCCTGAGAACTCAGATAAGTACACTCGCTGGTATATTGATGGGAATTTCAATACAGAAGTTCATTCTGTTGGTGATACTCATTACTACGCTAAAAACAAAGTTACCGACGAGTTGATTGAAGCGTATCAGGTACTAGAAAATGGCAACGTGGACTTTAAACACTCAGTATCATTTAGCAACCAAGCCAGCATTTACCATGAAAACGAATTAGGAATGGTCCTTAAAGGTGATTCATTCTATGGTGTTGGTAGTGATGGTTATCAGTTTTTCTTCATAGAAAAAGACAACTTTAATGTAAAATCTAAGAAGATTCAAAAGGTTAGAGAGGGAACGGCAAGTGATGATGCTGTAAATGTGTCACAGCTTGAAGCGGTTCACGCTCAGTTAATTACATTGTCAAACCTTGTTCAACAGCAAGAAGAACATATTCACAGCCTAGAAGAAAGTAACGGTGAATCATTCGGCACTATAGAGCTTTATTCATCACAGCCAAATGAAGTGAGGATTGACTCGACCAGAATGAATGGCGAAGTTGTAAGTCAAACCATACAGTTAGGTAACGCGCCACCACCAGGACCATTACCACCGCCAGACCCTAATGATTTAACCGTGTATTTCGGATGGGATATAAACAGCCGCGCATTAATTCAGGCTGATGATATCACCAATTACCTCAATACTGATGAGCGCTCAGCAACAACAGGACTCAAGACTGATGAGTTAATGTCTACTGAGTGGGCCTTAACCCGTAGTGATAACAGTATTTATAAGTACATCTATGTTGCATACCCTAAAGACGTACTAAATCCTAACCCTTACAAAGTTGAATACTCTGGCTTTGTTGCTACATGGCTAACAAGGGAAATAGAAATAAACGGGATTCAGTACATCATTCTAATCAGTGAGCTACCAAACATATCTGATAGTTTCGCTATTAAGTTACATTACTAGGGGTTAGTCATGGCAATTGCACTATTTGATAAATTTTTAAATACAGTACCTCAGACCGTTCTTGAAGGTAAAGATATCTCAATGGTAATAATGGTCGACCCACCGGAGGGTTTGCCACCACCATTCCTATCAGGGAAGGGGATACTTGATACATCACTACAGATGATCTCAGTTTATGACGATGCTGGCACATCAATCATTCACGAGTTCGATTTAAAAGGCTCAGACCTTACGCCAATCAATGAAGCGATTGAAGCGCTAGATGGTCGAGTTGATACCCTAGAAGCTGACAACACTCAAAACAAAAGCGACATAGCATCAATAAAGGTTGATGTTACTAGCCTTGGTCAGTCAGTTGGTGTTAATGCATCTGCAATATCTGATAACGCTAAATCAATAGGTGATGTTAAAACTACTGCTGATGCAAACACGGTAAGCATAAACACAATAACTATTGATCTCGGCAATGTTAAATCAACTGCTGATGCCGCTGATGCGCTTTCTAAAACAAATGAAACCGCAATATCAAATCTAGGTCAGACTGTAGGGCAGCAAGATACACAAATAAAAGCTAATGCATCTGAGATTGCTGCCGTAAAGACTACGGCTAATGCTGCTGATACACTATCAAAGGAAAACAAAACACGATTAGATAACTTACCACCATCACCAGATTTAAGCGGCTATGCCAAATTAGGCGAGGATGTTAACTTCTCTCAAGTAACAGCTAAAGATTTAGACCTCTCAGCTAAAGATGGAAACGCATCAATAACTAATGATCACAACATAAACATTACGATAGATGGCAACATCAATGCAGCATTTAAAAGCTCGGGAATGAGACTGCTAAAACCTGTTGATGGTAATGGGCAGACTCAAAACCATCTAGGTGATGTGCATCTAAATAACGGCAAAAAGATATTCGGCGCTGATACCGGAGTTTTAGAGATTAGAAATCTTGGCTCAATTAAGCGTAATAATTCAAATGACTCGAATAGCGTAACGCTTGGTGATGGTAGTAATACATATAAATCAAACGGCCACATTTTTAATGATAACTCTGGCAGCGAAATATTTTTCATTGGGAATAATATCAATGTTAATAACCGTGTGTTGCAGAATGTTAAAAAAAGTGATTCAAACAATTACGCTACGAACCTTGGTCATATTAAGGAATTAATAGCCTCAAGTTCTGGCGGTGGTGCGATTGAGTTTAAGAAGGTTAAAAGCAATGTAACCGGAAGCCCAACATACTATTACCATAATGGCGATAACCACCTGTACATCGAGTACACGGGTGATGGTGGAATAATAGCGCTAGATACAATGCGATCAGGCGTAGAAGACCAAGTCGAAGATATGGTGGTAGTGCATAACACTACTGATACAGAGTGTAGTATCCGACTGTTCTTCAATGGGTCAAGCGTTACTCATGCCGTGCCTCCTCGCTCATTCTTGCAAGGATGGACAAATAGGGTTATCGGTGAGTGGGTGACGGTAACATCTAAAGACCCTGATCACGTTATTGATGAGCAGTTAGTGGTTAAGTCAACAGATCTAAGCTGGGCTTTATCATCAGACCCTAGAACAAATACCCAGAGAATGATTGCTTCTGCACCTCCAGTTTGTACCATTATTGGCCGCCATTCACCTAGCGATAGCACGAAAGAGAAAATAGTAAGCGTTGGAGATTCAAACAGATTAGAGTCTCAGGTTTCTATCTTTGTAATCAACAAACAGAGCACGGGCCATGCTACTGGTATATGTAGCTCTGAGGAAAGTAGCGGTAAAACTTGGTCGCGCATATTAGATGGTAAGAGAGGGGCGTGGTTTACCAATGACACCGCCAACTCAAGGATGGCTAGTTCTGAGATTGACCCGTCATTGTATCCAGAAGAACAAATATTCTTCACCACCGATAAAGGCATAATGGAAACATATGTTGACCTAGATGCGCCCGGTGAAGTCGGAGTAATCAAGCTTAGACAGTTAACAGGTTACAACGTACCAAAAAATGAGGCTGACATTGCAGCATTAGAAGTGCAGACGGAGAAAAACCGTTCAGTAACTCATACGTTTATCAATGAAGGTTCATTGAGTTATGATTGGCCTGACTCTGAGAGAAAGCCATTAGTTGAAGTGTTGGTTCTTAATACGTCACAGACCATAAATAATTCATCGGTAACGGTGACTGATAACGACACTCACAAGTACAGTGGTAAATATAATACTGTTGGTAGCGTTGCCATTAACTCGCTTGGTAACTGGGCTAACGTTTACACGTATCACAACGCATATAAACATGACTCCAATAATTACTATGTAGTGTTTAATCAATCAAACTCATCATGGCAGTTGATAGAGGCAGCTAATCCACACACCTCAATCGGGCAACATGCTGCATCAGTAACCGTACAACTAGGTGGTCAGTCATCATTACCGGAATCATTCGGTAGTTATACGATAGACCCTGACTTTGATGATATAGATTCACTGGAATTTATAACGGCAGAAGTTCCAATTCAGTACGATGATGTGAACAGTAAGGTAATTATTAATTTCAACGGTGCAAAGCCATCAGGCTATGTAGTTCTAAAATAGGCCAAAGTGAGGCCTAAAACACAAGGTAAATAAAATGGGACAAGTATTTAGCGACAAGATCCTCAACGGCAACAAGATTTTACAGGTTGGTCAG